ATTCTCCACACCAGAGGGTGCAGTCGCAGGCCTTATCGATTTACTCATGTGGCCAGTAAACGCAGCAGTTAATTTCGTCAGAAAGATGTTTGGTTGGTCAGAGGATGATGCGCCTGCATTTAGTGTAGGAGATTTTGTCGTAGAAACTTTTGGAACAATCATTGATTGGTTTAAAAAGTTAGTACCAAGAATAAAGTTAACCATTAGAGAATTTACTACGGCCGCAATCGCTGGTATGAAACTTGATTTCATGAATTTAGTAGATATGTTGAAAAGTATTCCAGCAAAAATCAAACTATATGTACGTAGTCTCTTACCCAGAGGGTTAGGTGGAATAAGTGACGCAGAATACGAAAAAAAATTGGCGGAAATAAATACACCCGACGAAGCACGACTTGCAGAAAGACAGGCAATCGTTGATGAGTTAAGGAAAGATCTCGCGAATATTGCATCAGAACGAGAAGCTCTGAACGCACCAGCCAATAATGTTGATAATAGTGATAAGAGTACTACTACCGTTATCAATGCAGAAGAAGCAGTAAACGTTGAAGCGTTTGGTTGATAGAAAAAGGGAGACCGTGAAGTCTCCCTTTAATATTAGTTAGTCAGCGTTTGCCAACTTAGCAAAGTAAGACATGGTGTCTTCTTTGTCATCGTTACCCTCAGATATCGCAGTCATAGTTTGTTCTTCGATAGTCTGTGGAGGTGTTTCACTCATAGGAGTTGGTTCCACCTGTGGAGTCATCTTTACCTCATCACGTATAGGCATTGCGTCAACCAAACCAAGAACACTATTCATCTTGGTCTTCAGTTCACTGTATGATTTGTAGAACTTAGGATCAGTGTATTCTCCTAGATCATGCATAGAGTTATAGACACCTTCCAATTTGGATTCGTCATCACTCACTGCGGTACGATTCGCAAACTCGGACTTATCATAGTTACGATAACCCTCGACTTGACGGATCTTGATCTTGAAGTCTGCACCTTCCCACATATCAAATGGTTGATACGGTTCTTCATCTGCAAACTGTGGTTGCATTGCATCCATTAGTTTGTCGAAGATTTTCTTACCGTACTGGTACATGAATACCTTGCCTTCATTGGCAGGGTTGCCTGGATCTGAGACAACAAGGATATTAGAGACATAGTGTAACCTACGTTTCTGACGCCTTGCAGTTTCTTTGTCCTCATCGATACCTGAGTTCCATAGTTTGGAATTCAGTTCACCGACTGGATCTTCTTGTCCAATCGAAGTGAGTGATCGTTCGATATACCACTTACCTGTTGAACCTTTGAACCCATGATCCCAATACCGTACCCAAGGAAGTTCTTGACCCTCTGAGGCTGGTAGGAATCGAATGACCGCATAACCATTGCCTGCCTTATCGACAGTTGGTTTCCAAATGCGTTCATCTGTGTAAGATTTTTTTTCTCCACCACCTGATGCGTTTGCCGCATCCAGAAGTTTTGAGATTGTGTCTTTGTTTCGTTTTAGATCTGCGAATGACATATGCATTCTCCTTTGTATTTGCTGAAATATGAAATAATATTATACCACAGTATTACTGTAATGTACAGAGTATTTATAAACTTTTTTAATCGAAAGATAATTGATTACCGCCTGGTAGTAAATTCAAAGTCACTGCCTCACCAGCAATCTTATCTTTTATGATGACAGATATAAACTTTCGAACGTCCAGTGGATCGATATCGTTTTCACTACAAAGATGAATCACTGCATCCATGTATGACATCTGTTTATCAACAACTGTCTGTTCGACCATTGTTGCAAACTTTGTTTTAGTTAGAAAATTTTTATCGTCTGCTGAATCTATCATCTATCAAATACCCTCAATAATATTGTGTCATTGTTTATACGGCCATTACAAGAATTTGTTTTGGTCGTTAGTGTAGTCCACCATTTTCCAATGGCAGTTGGGGTTTTAGTCAAGACCATGTTTAGACCTTCATCTGGTTTACGCAATTTGGTCTGTCTGGATTTTACTTTATCCCATCCCTGTAAAGTTGTTCCTTTCATCTGGAACCCCTTTGGCGATTCTGTCAAGTACTCACTGACAGTTCTCGTTTTTGTATTGAAAACATAAAGTCGCACAGACCCAATGATTGACATTGGATTGATCGACGTGAGTTTAAACTCATCTGATGTTTTCGCATACTGCAATTTGGCAACTTGCCTGTCGGCAGTTCTCACTCTTGGAGTTCGGATTGCACGTGTTGCCTTCTTTGCGAGTATATATTTCTTTGCATCACCAACAAGTTCACGCATGAACTCGTAGTATGCTTTACGTTGTTTTACTGATAGGTGATCATACGCCTCTATAAGATCTGGGGTTTTCTTTTCAACCAGTTCTCGCAGTTCGTCTAGAATGCGTTCGTAATAATCGAACACTGTTCTTGCACTGACTGCGGATAAGGATACAAGAGTCATCTCATTGTACATGTTAAACTTTGGGTGGTTAGGCCACAGATCGATAACGTATTCAACCTCTGCAAAAAACTTATCGGTTTTCTGTTTCATCAACTCATGTGGAGTCTTGATAAGTCTGTCAGTAGGTTTGGCAGATTCGATTACCTTTTTCTCTGCACCTTCTTTGAGTTCTTCATAGAACGATTGCATTGTTCTATCGAAGTCATAACCTTTCGGCATTGGAAGATTCTGTTGTTTCCATAGAATGACTGTCGCAGGCAATGCGTTGAAGTGATAGAAATAGTCTGGTGCATTCAACATTAGTTTTAGTTCATCACCAGAAAAGTCTTGTCGTATTTGATTACGTATAACACCGGCCACGTCCTTTCGATCTGTCTCCGTTCGAAGATAGTTATTCAGATCATTAAAAGTTGTGTATGGGGCGGCCGCGATACCAGTCTTGGCTGGCGCCTTCCGCATTTTACGTTTTGCCATTATTACTCCTTGAGGGGTATCAGTTCCAGTTCACCATCTGGTAGACGTTTGTATTTTACATACCCCTCTTTACACAGATAGTTTATAGTTTGTTCTGCCGCTTGATCAAGGAAGTGATTCTTCCAATGTGAATAGGACAGTCCATAGGCAGCAGCGAAGATGCCACCGCCTATGAGTGTAGTTAAGAGTATCGCACTATCAATCATTGCCGTAGCCCAAATTGTCCTCGACCATAATAAAACTCTCAACATTTCTAACTCGGAAAGATCTCCAACCATTTGCGTCCAAATCCCAAACGGATAGAACCTCGTAGTTTAGTTCCCGAATTTTTTTCTGCGACATTGGATCTTCCTTTGTCGCCTTTGGAAGCGCCCACTCTTGAAGAGTACAACGCATCACTCGCGTGTCACCATTTACTTTGGTGAATGCAACCTTTGCAGATTTACTTTCAAGAAGACGTTTATATTCTTCCCATTTCCACCTGACTTGCATGTTGCTCATTTCTGAGTCTGACCATGCATCGATGTCATCTTGACTAATCATATTAATCCCAATCATTATCAAAGCGAGTTGTTTCTCGCATAGTTTCACCATAATACTCGTTTGCATATTTAGACGCATCAGTCCAGTGATTGATGTTTGTCTCGTTCTTAGGAACTTGTGCAAACTCGCGTTGAACAGGATTACGCTTGAGATGACGAGTAATCGCCTTGCGTTTTTCCTTGATCTTTGCGACACGTTTTTGACGGGCCGCAATTTCTTTAATCAATCCTAGACGTTCTAGGAATTGGTTATCTGTAAATTCACTCATACTTTCACCTCATAAGGTTTGTTCCATTGACCGACATTGATGTCGATATAATACGCACGATCAAAATAGTCGATCATAATGTCTGAGTTGTTATACCAAGCAACAGACTGAGAACCGACGCCTTTCATAGCCGCAACAAGTTCGTCGTAGAATTTGGCAATCTTAGACTCACCAACTTCTTCCATCCATTCTGACATATAGTTCTCATTCACTTGAATGTAGTTGTCATTGATATAGGGTTCGCTTCCACGACGTTTTGCATCTTCGATCCGATGTTTGTTTGATGCACCGATCAAATCTAGAATACCAGACTTGATGTTGACAACCAAACTACTATGGTGACGCACACCGATAGAACCTTTAAGACCGTATTTTTTCAATACTGCCTTGATCTGTGGCGCCAAGTCTTTTTTCATTTCTTGTGAAACATATGCCATTCGAGTGATTCCTTTTCTCTCTGATTACAATTAACAATACGATAGTTTGACTGATTCGTCAAGAGTTATTTTCAAAATAAAACGATTTATTTTTAACTGTGACATTTATCACACACTCTGCAATAGGTATAGAGTTGCTTCCTTTTCTTCAATCATCTCACGTATTTTTATCTTAGCCCAACCTTTTCCAGGCGACTTCTTACCCTTTTCTAGGGCGTGCAACTGTTCTTTGTATTGTGCAATCTCACGTTCGACATTCTCAATCTCTCCGCACATACTCATTTGATTCTCCTATCAATTAACTACATGCTTATTGTACCTGATTCGTTTAAGGTTGTCAAGTCTATTCGTATAAATAGTATGCAACCATAGAGGGATGTCATATCATGGATTTTCTAACTTTAGTAAAAGACGTTGGATTTCCAATTGCGGCAGCATGTGCGGGCGGTTTTTTTGTCTTCTTAACACTCAGATTTATTTTAGATGGTGTTTTAGACGATATCAAACAACAAAGAATGTTTGCAATGGCATTGGATAATAGAGTAAAAACGATGAACAATGAGATCATAAGGATTGATGTACAACTCTCAAATGCATTTGATTTAGAACCAGATCTATCTAGGATCGCAAGAGCAGACGGACAGATGGACGCCAGAAAAGACTGATGGAAGATTTAGCAACTGCAATAAACCAATATGGATTTCCCATTATAGCCGCATTCGGTTTAGGATACTTCATATATTATATCTGGACTTGGGTTACAACTTCAGTAGATCCCATTATTCAAGAGTCACATATGACTTTAATTGGGTTGATTGACAGAGTAAGAATGTTAGATAATGATCTAATAAGACTAAAACAAAAACTTGATATGATAGAACTATATCAAGACAAAGAAAAAGATAGACAACAAAAGTTGATAAGGACAAAAAAATAATGGTGTGGTTTATAAAGGCTTTGAATTGGATTAGTTTACCGACAATATTGATATTTATTGTTGGGTGTTCACTAGTGGCCAACTATGCGAAAGGTGAGAGTCTTACATTTGAGTTTGGTAATCCTTCGTTCAGTGGACAAGGATTTAGTACTCATGCATTGAGTATTTCTCAACTTGAATATAATAGAAAAAAAGAAGTAGAAGATGATATTGCATCTGCACAGGCAAAGGCAGAACGTGAAGAGGCGAACAGTATTCTAAACAAGTTCTTAAACAACGTCGAGTCGAGAATATATGCACAGTTGTCCAAACAGTTAGTTGATAATATGTTTGGTATATGTGACCCTGGCGTGACAGAATGTGAGACCGCCGATAGTGGAGTTGCTACAGTAGAGGGTGCAGAGATTAGTTGGGTGAGAGACAATACTCTTGGTACTATCACGTTGAATATTGTAAGTGAAGATGGGTCAACAACGACAATTACTGTGCCAATAGATGGGTTTGGGTTCTGATGGAAGGTATAGGAATATTTTTATTGGTGATAACATTCATGTGTACTTTAACAGGATGTAATATGACTGCGAATGGTGTAGTAAACTCGCCTCCAACGATACAAGTGAATCCATTAAAAGACAAACTCAATAAAGTACCAGAATTAAAAGGAAATAAGATTACAGTCGCAGTATATAACTTTTCTGATATGACTGGTCAAAGAAAACCTAGTTCAAAGATGTCACAACTTAGTAGTGCGGTGTCACAAGGAACTCAGGTATGGGTAATAAAAGCATTACAAGACATTGGTAATGGTACATGGTTTAAAGTTGTCGAACGTGGTAACTTAGACGCATTGGTGAAGGAAAGACAGTTAATTCGAAGTACACGAGAAGTGTATGGAGAAAAGAATGTAACCCTCAAACCACTATTGTTTGCGGGCTTGATAGTTGAAGGTGGTATTGTGGGATACGATTCCAACACCGCCTCAGGTGGTTTAGGTGCTAGGTTTTTCGGTATCGGATCATCCACAGAGTATCGCGTAGATACAGTAACAGTTGCATTGAGAGTAGTAAGTGTCAGCACTGGCGAAGTTATGTTGAGTGTGGCCACAGAAAAATCAATTGCATCAATTGCCAATGGATCTAACGCATTCAAGTTTCTAGATATGGGAACTAAAGCTCTAGAACTAGAATATGGAACTAGTATAAACGAACCAGTGAACTATGCAACACGTGCCGCTATAGAACAGGCGGTTATAGAACTGGTGTACCAAGGGGCAAACAAAGAACTTTGGTCATTTCAAGGTAAGGTAAAATGAGAAAAATATTAACAACACTAATGTTTGTGATGGGATTCTCGACTGTATATGCAAATGACATTTATATTCAACAAGTAGGTACAGGAAACGGATTAGATTTGAGTATTACACAAGATGGTGTAAACAACGTTATGGGTACAAGTAGTGCAAAAGTTCTACTCAGTGGTGCAAACCATACGTGGACAGTAAGTCAAGTTGGTGGTGCAAACGTGATTGCCGCAGAAATACGTGGTAATACTTACACTGGTACTTGGGCAATAACTGGTAACTCAAACAACATATTATTTAAATGTGCAAGTGGAGTAACAAGTAAATGTGAAACCGCAACTGGTAACATTACTATAAACGGTAACTCATCTGACATCGATATTCTAATCGGTGAAAGTGCAGACGCCGCAACTGCAACACTTAACTTAACTATCGATGGTGATGCAAACGTTTTCAATGCAGATATCGATGGTAAATCTGCGGTTGTGACAGTTTCACTTGACAATCAACTTTCGTCAGGTAGTGATAAAGTAACAATGAACTTAACAATGGATGGTGACGGTGACACGAATGGACACACCGTAATATTAGATCACACTGGAGATGGTACAATTGATATCACTCAGTCTGGTGTAAATGACGCAATCGTAAGCATCATCGCAAGTGGCACTGGACATGATATTGACATTGTTCAGAGCGACTAGTTTATTACTACTTCTTCCAACTTTAGTATGGGGTGCGATTGGAGAAGTAACTGACCACAGTGGTAGTGGTGCGATAGAACGCGACGATGGGTTCGAGATCCTTGAAGTAGAGGACGAACTTGGTGTAGAATCTATGGATGTCGTCGTGACCGAAAAGGGTAAAGTAAGAATAGATTTTGTTGATGAGACAAGGGTTGACATAACAGAACACAGTCGTCTAGTCATTGATGACTTTGTTTACGACCCTGCCAGTGGAGAAGGTTCTCTAAGTCTGAAGGCAGGCCTAGGAACAATACGATATGCGAGTGGAAAAATTGCAAAGAATTCTCGACAACGTGTAAAGATTACTACACCTAGTGCCGTTGTCGGAGTACGTGGAACAGATTTCGCAATGATCGTTGATGAGATTGGTGGTAGTATGATTACACTACTTCCGTCTTGTGATACCAACGGTGATTGTATAGTGGGAGAAATATCTGTTACCTCTGACGTTGGACAGGTTATAATGAATCAAGCGTTTCAAACCACAGTCGTCAGAGCAGCAGGATCTAGTCCTTCGAAACCTGTTATTTTGAAAATAAGTGAAGAGGATATGAACAATATGCTCATCATTCGTAAGGCAGAACCTTACGACCCTGATGGTGAAATTGCGGAACAACAGGCAAAACAAAAACTTGCAGATCTGTTGGGGATAGACTTTCTAGAAACCGATGTTCTAGAAAAGGGTGGGTTTGAAGATGAAGAACAACTATGGCGTACTGAACTTGACAACACGGAATTTTATCTAGGTGATTTATTAGTAGATATCATGGATCAATTGAACGCAGCTTTGAATGCACTTCTACGTGGTGAGTTTGCAAAACAAGATGCAATACTTGATCACGAACAACAAGGTTATAATGAGAAAACTGGAACACGACTAGAAATACGAGATGGTAATTGGATTCTCGAAAGACATGATTATGCAAACGGACAATACTGGCAACTAACACTGGATCAATACAATGGATACAATATCAGTTGGAAACAAGGTGACGCAGAGTATTATGACTATCGCATTGGTGATGGGGTTAATAGTATCTACATCCAACAGACTCCTGGCTAACGACATATACATTACTCAATCAGGTAATAGTTTAGATTTAAATATTACACAGGA